CTGGTGCTGAGAATGTTTACAACCCTATGGCAGCGATTCAAAATTCACAAGCAGATAAAGCTGGTTTTGGCTCTGGTATTGGGGAGTATTTAAAGAATGTTGCTATAGGTATCCCCGGTGAATTAGCGAATATGGCTGGGGGTCTTGGAACATATCAAAGTTCAAGGCCAGTCACGGGGTCAGGAAATTTAACTTTAGATGCTGCTCAAGAACTTCTTTTGAGGTTAAACCCAGAAAAAGCTACAGATATGATACTGTCGGCGGACCCCGAGAAGCAGGCTCAAAAAGGTGCAGGAATGCAATACATTTCAGATGCCTTACAAACTGGCTCTGATGCTTTATCTAATTATTTTTTTCCGGGCGGCAATAATGAAGCGGTTGTGACTGGAACAACTCCCTCTGATCTTGCGTTAGTGGATACAGGGGGCTCTGGTGGAGTACAAGGTTTAGCTAATGTAATAGGTCAAGAGACAGGGGGAGGCATTACGGACCTTGCTATGGCCTTTAACCCCGTAACTAGATTAATTAGTGGTGGCCTTAACGCTGGCGAACAGATCAGCGGAACGCAGGCTACAGCTAAGAATGCCATAGATCAATTAGTGGCAAGCGGTTCTTTGGACAATAACGCTCGTTATCAACAGGCGTTGCAGGCTCAAGGTGGCGATGTAGAAAAGGCAAAGCAAGCTCTAGTTAACGCCATAGTATATAAGACGGCTCCTGAAACAGCTTCTACGGGTGCTATTGATGCGATAATTCCTAAGTTTGGGAAGGGTGTGCTTGGCCTTGCAAAAGATATTGGTGTTAGGTCCAACGTAGAGGGAGGGCAGGAGGTACTTGAAGGCGGTATTGCTATGAACGCCATCAACAACATTTTAGGTCTTGAGGGTGATAACAAACAACAAGTTTTTCAAGATGCTACGGGTAATTATGTTATGGGCACCTTGGCTGGAGGCAATACATCCCTTCTTACTGCTCCTTCTATGCTCAGTCAAAATCTAGGCGGCGGTCAAGTTGAAGACAACCCTAATATTAACGTCAATCCTATAATCCCTAATCAGGGGATGAATCCTGCTGATCAAGCGATGTATGGTGGCATGGACACATCTGGCATAAAGCCGGGATTTACTCCGACTAAAAACACAGCAGCGCAGGGCCCTTCAGAAATCATAGAGGGACAGTATTCTGTAAAGGCAGATCCTAATATATACGATCCGGGTTTAAATCCGACAGCGGGTGCTTTGGCTTCTTCTAGTGGTGTGACAACAGCATATGATGAGACCCAAGCAGGGGAACAGCCCGGAGGAATAAGAAAAGACGCGAACCCTGATACGTTTACTACGTCTTTGGATGCTATGGGTGCAGCGGAGATTATTCAGAATGAGATTGCTACAAAAGGTGAATTAAGCAACGAAGTAGCAATAAACTTAGCTAACGCTACGGGGCTGTCAATGACGGATATTCAAGCGATAGCACAGGATGTGGTTCCGGGGGCTTCTATAGACTCAAATCTTATGGATGAGTTTCGCGTGAACACAGCCACAGAAGGAACTAGAACATCGTTTGGCGGCTCTGAGATTGAAGTTATAAACAATGCTGACGGCACTAAGACGCTGAATAATAAGACTACGGGCGATCCGAATCACACAGCTACGGTTGGTGCAGATGAGAACTTGAGTGACGCTATACAGAAGTTTGATGAGATTACGACAGGTAATCCAACGGGTTCTGCTATACCTGATCCCAACGCGATTAAAGTAGACAGCCAAGGAATAGCCTCGTTAGACACTGGACCTAAGATTCTGAAAACAGGTAATGATGGCAGGCTCTATGACAGAGGTCAGTTATTTACGGGGGCACAAAATGGCGTTGACTATGTTAACGGAGAAAAGGTCGTTGCAGCAAACGTCAACACAGAAAATACCAACGCGATTGCAGACAACACTAACAAGATAAATACGGGCACTGACCTTACAGTTGCTAATAATGTTGGCCTAGACACTACGACTGACACTACGACAGACTTAGACAACACTACCGAAGTTGTCATTGATGATAACACTACAACAGACCTAGACACTACGGTTGACAATGACACTACTACCGAAGTTGAAGTTGCGGTTCCTGTAGACAACACGATTGAAGGCGAGTTTACAGTCAACACTGATCCTGTTCTTTTAGAAGATACTATTACCTCTGATCCTGATCAGGACATTACCGTTGACCCTAAACAATTAATTACTACGGATCAACCCGGTGAGTTTGACGATCCGATACCTGAGACTGTTGAAGATACCATTACGGTAGACCCGGGCGAAGTTGTTGTTGATATTGATGAACCGCCAGCACCAATCATGGAAACGGATGACGATGGTAATACGGTTTACTCGTGTCCAGAACCTTTTGTTCTTTCATATAATGCGGATGGCGATCCTATGTGTAAGATGTCGGAAACAACGACAGTAAACAAGCAGCGTAAGCGTAATGTGTTCGGTGGTTCGGGTGCAAACAGATATAACACTGGATTGTCTGCTACAAACAGAAGGGGCCGTAAGTTAAACAAAAAGGTTTCTGAAAAAACTACAACTACTTCCGCTGATCCGATAGCAACATACACATAGGCTAATGAATTTACACGCTCTCCCAGAGGAAGCCTTAAAAGAGATCTTAGCTTTAACCGAGGCTAAGAAGCGGCTAGACTTACAGGATCAAGCGCAAAACTTATTTATGCCTTTTGCTCATCATGTGTACGATAATTTTATTGAGGGCAGGCATCACAGGATTATTGCGGAGAAGCTGGAGCGTGTGGCTCGTGGTGAGTTAAAACGGTTGATAATTAACATGCCGCCGCGTCATTCCAAATCTGAGTTTGCTAGTTATTTGATGCCTGCGTGGTTTTTGGGCCGCAATCCCAAGCTCAAGATAATTCAAGCTACGCATAACACAGAGCTTGCGGTAAGGTTTGGTCGCAAGGTTCGTGATCTTATTGATGACCCACAATATAAAGACATCTTCCCTGATACTCACTTGAAAGAAGACAACAAAGGCGCAGGTAAGTGGGGCACTAGCAGGGGTGGTGAGTACTTTGCTGCGGGTGTTGGTGCTGCTGTAACGGGTCGTGGTGCGGATTTGTTTGTTATTGATGATCCACATTCGGAGCAGGACGCTTTAAGTGAGACTGCTTTTGACCATGCGTATGAATGGTACACCTCTGGGCCCCGACAGCGTCTACAACCGGGCGGTGCAATCATAATTGTTATGACTCGGTGGGGTAAAAAGGATCTAACCGGACGTTTATTGTCTGCGCAGGGCAGCGATATCATGTCTGATCAGTGGGAAGTAGTAGAGTTCCCTGCAATTATGCCTTCAGACGAACCTTTATGGCCCGAATTTTGGGAAAAAGACGCATTATTGTCCATCAAAGCGTCTTTGCCCGTGCAAAAATGGAATGCACAGTGGCAGCAAACCCCAACTGCGTCCGAATCGGCCATAATTAAGCGAGAATGGTGGCAAGAGTGGGAAGAAGAGGTTATTCCCCCCGTAAAATACATATTGCAAGCGTATGACACGGCGTTTTCCAAGAAAGAAAGCGCGGATTACTCTGCGATTACTACATGGGGGGTGTTTAATCCTGAAGAGGGAGGCCCAGACCACTTAATCCTGTTAGATGCGCAACGTGGGAGGTGGAACTTCCCCGAATTAAAGGAGAAAGCCTTTGAAGAACACGAATACTGGGAGCCAGACATGGTATTGGTCGAAGCGAAAGCGACAGGTACGCCGCTCATTGACGAGTTGCGGTTACGCGGTGTTCCAGCCTTGGGCTTTGCTCCGGGCAAAGGTTCTGATAAGATAACTAGAATGCACATGGTTGCGCCCCTGTTTGAGGCGGGTGTGGTGTGGGCACCGACAGACAAGAAATTTGCGGATGAAGTGATTGAAGAGGTTGTTTCATTTCCTAATGGCGATCATGATGACTTTTGTGATAGTATGACGCTAGCACTGATGCGTTTTCGGCAAGGAGGGTTTATATCTCTACTTGGTGAGGAGGAAGAGGAAATGTTTATTCCTCAGAAACGGGAGTATTACTAATGGCTTTACCACCCCTAATGGACTCAGCGATATCTTCTCAAGATATGATGCCAGATGATGCGGCTGTGGAAGTAGACGTTGAACAGCTAGAAATGTTCCCAAACGGCGCGCAAGTTACTGAGGACGGGCAGGGTGGAGCTATTATAGAGGCGTTAGAACAGCTTGCGGTGCAGGGTGAACTAGATGCTCCAATGGATCACAACGCAAATTTAGCTGATTACTTACCAGACTCCTATCTTGGAGAGGTTTCAGTGGATCTGAGAGCTTCTTACGAGGATGATTTAGAGTCACGAGCCGATTGGGAAGAGGCGTATACAAACGGTTTAGATCAGTTGGGAATCAAACATGAAGAGCGTACTCAGCCTTTTCAAGGTGCATCAGGGGTCACACACCCGTTAATTACGGAAAGCGTGACACAGTTCCAGTCACAAGCATACAAAGAACTCTTGCCTGCGGGAGGGCCTGTTCAAACTCAGGTTCTAGGTTTGCAGGATTCTGCCCGTGAGGAGCAGGCTGCTCGAGTTAAAGATTTTATGAACTACCAAATTACGGAAGTGATGGAAGAGTTCGATCCTGACATGGATCAGTTGTTGTTTTATTTACCGCTTTCAGGGTCTACATTTAAAAAAGTTTACTATGATGAGACCAAGCAAAGGGCTGTTTCTCAGTTTGTTCCTGCACAGGATCTTGTTGTTTCGTATATGGCTTCGGATTTGCAAACAGCCCCTCGAGTTACGCATGTGCTTCGGATGGACGCTAATCAGGTTCGCAAAATGCAAGTCTCGGGTTTCTACCGGGACATAGAGTTATCAAAGTACGAAGAGAATGAAAACGAAGTACGACAAAAAATAAACGATATTCAAGGTACGTCTAAGACGTATATGGATGATATTTTTACCATACTTGAGATGCACGTTAATATAGACCTTGAAGGCTTTGAAGACATGACTCCTGTGGGAGAGCCCTCTGGTATTGCTCTTCCATACATTGTGTCGATAGACGAAGGTTCTGGAAACATATTATCTATTCGCCGCAACTTTGAAGAGAATGCGGGTATAGCTAAAAAGCAACAATACTTTGTGCATTATAAGTTTATGCCCGGGTTGGGTTTTTATGGCTTTGGTGTTATACACATGATTGGTGGTCTAGGCCGTGCGGCTACAAGTATCTTACGTCAATTAATTGATGCAGGTACTTTAGCCAACCTCCCAGCAGGGTTTAAGGCCAGAGGCGTAAGGGTTCGTAATGATGACGAGCCGTTACAGCCGGGTGAGTGGCGGGACATTGATGCACCGGGCGGCAACATACGGGATGCGATTATACCACTTCCGTACAAGGAGCCTTCGGCCACACTGGCGCAGTTGCTGGGAGCCCTTGTAGACGGCGGTAGGCGTTTCATATCCCTTGCTGACCAACAGACTGGGGACGGCAACAATGCTGCTCCGGTGGGCACCACAGTGGCTCTTTTGGAGCGTGGCATGAAGGTGATGTCGGCTATACACAAGCGGCTACACTATGCACAGAAGACAGAGTTTCGTATTCTGGCTAGGATCTTTAGGGACAACTTGCCTGCGGAGTATCCCTACGATGTGCAGGGTGGTAACCGTACAATCATGGCACAAGATTTTGACAACCGCGTTGATGTTGTCCCTGTAAGTGATCCTAATATATTTTCTATGGCCCAGCGTGTGACGTTAGCCCAGACGCAGTTACAGTTAGCGCAGTCTAATCCGCAACTACACAACCTTCATGCGGCGTATCGACGGATGTATCAGGCGTTAGAAGTGCAAAACATAGACGAGGTATTGCCTGCACCGCCAGAGCCGCAACCGTTGGACCCTGCTATTGAGAATGCTCGAGGATTGATGGGTGAAATCCTGACAACTTTTCCAGAGCAGGATCACGATGTTCACATGCGGTTACATCTTATGTTTATGAAGACTCCGTTGGTTATGACATCTCCGCAGGCTATGGGTACTTTTTATGCTCATATTCAAGAACATGTGTCACAGAAAGCGCGTAAGATGGTTATGGAAGAGATACAATCTATACTTATGCAGGCTCAAGAAGCGATGGCAAATGGAACTCTTGACCCGCAAACGGGCCAACAAGAGATGATGAAAGTACAGCAAAACATGCAAGATCCTGCTCAAATAGAACAAATGATATCTATTCAAATGGAACAGGTTATGGCAGAAATAATGCCACAGATAATGCCGCAAGGTGACAGTCCTATGGATGATCCTCTGGTTCAGATCCGTATGCAGGAACTAGCATTAAAACAACAAGATTTGCAGCGTAAAACAGAAGAAGATCAAGGTCAGATGATGATCGATCTACAGAGATTACAACAACGTTCAGCGTCTGACGCGGCTCGTATTGAGAGTC